GGTAATTCGCATCGCAGTATTTTTCTAGCTACAACTCTCAGACTTTCAGTTGTTGTTTGCAAGACACTTAAAAAGACATTATGAAAAAAGCACACTTACTTAAAAAAAAGGATATGGCCGAAAGTTTAGGAATATCGGTTCAAGCTTTTGACAGATGGGGCGTTGAGCCAGTTTTACGTGAGGGGCGCTCGGTTTACTTTAGCGTTCGTGATGTGGTTGATTATCAACTGGGTAAAGTCGCATCAAAGCATAAACCTGATAATGATTTAGATATCGTTGCAGAGCGAGCAAGGCTCACGTTTCACCAAGCCAACATTGCAGAGCTTGAAGAGGATGTGAAGCGCGGCGAATTAATACCCGCTGATGTAGTTGAGCGTGTGTGGTCTGACATGGCTGCATCGTTCAGGGCTAAGATTTTATCAATACCCACTAAAGCGGCACACCAATTTATAGCGCTGACCAATATCAGTGAAATACAAGACGCACTCAAAGAGCATCACAACGAAGCGCTATTAGAATTATCGGACTATGACCCTAAAGACTACGGCATCAAAACTAGCGAAATCAGTAGCTAGTAGGATAGCACCACCGCCGGAACTCACAGCGTCAGAGTGGGCTGATTTATTTAGAAGACTGTCAAGTGAGGCAAGCGCTGAACCTGGTAGATGGCGAACAGATAGAACGCCGTACATGCGCGAGATATTGGACGCAATCAATGACCCTAGCGTTGAAACGATTGTAATCATGTCATCGGCGCAAGTTGGCAAGACTGAATTATTATTAAATGCAATCGCGTACTTTGTCGATTACGACCCAGCACCAATGCTTTTACTACAACCTACTTTGGAGATGGCTCAAACATTCTCTAAAGATAGACTCGCGCCGATGTGCAGAGACACGCCAGCGCTTAGAAACAAGATACAAGAGGCAAAGGCAAGAAGCAGCGGCAACACAATGCTGCATAAAACCTTTGCCGGTGGTCATATTACAATGGCAGGGGCAAACAGCCCAGCGAGTTTAGCGAGTAGGCCGGTACGCATAGTGCTGGCGGATGAAGTGGACAGATACCCAGTTAGCGCAGGAACAGAGGGCGACCCTGTTAACCTAGCGATTAAACGAACCACTACATTTTGGAATAAGAAAATAATTCTTGTTTCTACTCCAACTATTCGCGGTGCCTCGCGTATTGAAGCGGCATATGAGAACTCGACCAAAGAGGACTATTGTTACGCTTGCCCTAGTTGCGGTGATTATCATCCTATGCGTTGGCGCAATATTGATTTTGATACTGAGGGCCATGCTTGCGAAACTTGCGGCGTTATCAGCTCGCAAGATGAATGGATGAAAAGCGCTAAAAAGTGGATTGCTTCACAGCATCACCATAAAATTAGAGGTTTTCACCTTAACGAGTTGGTCAGCCCTTGGCGAAGATGGTCTCAAATCATTGAGGACTTTCGCGAAGCCAAGAAGTCGCCGGACACATTAAAGACCTTTGTTAATACTTCGCTCGGTGAAACGTGGGAAGAGGAAGGCTCCAGTTTAGACGATTCGTTGTTATACAAACGCCGCGAACATTATCAAGCTGATGTTCCTGAAAACGCGGTTGTGCTTACTGCATCGGTAGACGTACAAGACGACCGCTTAGAATATCAGGTGGAAGGGTGGGGCGAAGGAGAAGAGAACTTCAAAGTAGACTTCGGAATATTGCGCGGTGACCCTTCAAAACCTGAGTTGTGGAAAAAGTTAGACGAAAGATTAGAACAAAGGTATATGCACACTTCGGGTATTGAATTGCCGATTGCATGTACCGCGATTGACTCAGGGGGTCATTACACGCAACAAGTGTATAACTTTGTAAAGAGTCGAGAAGTCAGAAGAGTTTACGCAATCAAGGGTAGCTCACAAGCAGGGGCGCCAATAGTTGGCAGGCCAAGCAGAAGCAACAAAGGAAAGATAAACCTTTTCAGTGTTGGTTCAGATACCGCGAAAGAATTGATATTTAAGCGCTTGCAGATTAATGAGCCGGGCTCTGGATATGTTCACTTTCCAGTGTCGGACAAGTTCGATCCTGAATGGTTTGAACAATTAACCGCTGAAAAATGCGTAACTCGATATAAAGAAGGTCGGGCGTATCGCAAGTGGATAAAGATTAGAACAAGAAACGAGGCTTTAGATTTGTCGGTGTACAACTTAGCAGCGTTATATATTTTAAACCCTGTGTTTAAGTCGCTAAAAAATAGACTTAACCCAGTAGAGCAGAATGAGCAAGAGCAGACAAGCATTGAAAAGTCACTTATTGAACCAGAAATACAACGTAAACGCATACGACCTTTAAGGCGTGGCGGGGGATTTGCAACAAAATGGTAATTAAATCTATTCAATCGGGTGATACTTACTCTATTACATTCTCGGCTGATTACGACCCCGCATTATATGCGCCAAAATTATTACTAAATGATGGCGTAAACAAGTATGAGAAGGTTGGCTCTGGTGACTTTGAGATAACGGTAAGCGCAGCAGAGACAGCGGGTTTTGCTGCCGGTGAATATGCATATTCAATTGTGCTATTTAACCAAACTGAGAGAGTTACGATTAAATCAGGTTTTCTATCGGTGGTTGCTAATTTAGAAACGACCGGCGCAAACGCTAAAAACAAATATCAGATTATTGTAGATGCGATAGACGCAAGCGTCTTGGGCGTTGCCAGTGCGGCGCAGAAGAACGTCACTATAAACGGGCGATCAATAGAAAGATTTGGCCCTGACGAGCTTATTCAATTGCGCGATAAATATGCAAAATTAGCGATTGCAGAGCAAAGCAAGATTGATGGCAAGCCAAGCAATCGCAAAATATACGTAAGGTTTTAATCTATGGCATTTTGGAATCTAAAGAAAGACAAATCGCCAGAGCCTAAAAAACGTGCAAAGCGCTCATTTTACAATGCGTGGATGGCGGCGATTACTGATAACTTAACAGAGTCATGGACTAGACAAAGCTACCCTATAAATGAGCAAATCAAACGTGATCTAAAGATATTACGCGCAAGGAGCAGAGACCTTGCCAAAAATGACCCGCATGTCAGAAAGTTCATTAGATTAATGAAAGCGAATATTATTGGTCGCTCTGGCGTTGTGCTTCAATCTAAGGTTAAGAATGCAGACGGTACAGTTGACACAGTAGCAAGCAACGCTATCGAGACGGCGTGGAAAGAGTTTGGCAAGTGGGGCGTTGCTAGTACTACCAACAGTAAGACATTTGTAGAGATACAAAACTTATTTTGGGATCATGTTTTGCGTGATGGCGAAGTCTTGATCATGAAGGTTTACAGCGACAAAGTTAACCGCTTCGGTTATGGATTGCAGTTTATAGACCCTGAAATGTTAAGCACTGATTGCAATAGAGAGCTACCAAACGGCAATAATATTAGAATGGGCGTTGAGTTAGACCCGTATAATATTGCGGTAAATTATCACCTTGTATCCACTAATACAGCGCACAAGTCATTTTATGAGTTTGCAGGAAAGGGGTATATCGTAATACCCGCTAGTAGAATTATACATCGTTTCTTCTCTGAATATGCTGACCAGCACAGGGGCGTACCCGAAATAGCGTCAGTGATGAACCGCATCAAAAACTTAGACGGTTATGAAGAGGCCGAGATAGTCAGTAAAAGAGTATCAGCTTCAAAGATGGGGTTCTTTAGCCGAAACGGTGAAGGTGAAGGATACGAGGGCGAAGATTACCAAGACGGTGTTTCAATGGATGCTCGCCCCGGCATAATTGACGAGTTACCGAACAATGTTAATTTTAATACCTTCGATCCTAAACATGACGGCTCAAGCTATGAAGCGTTTGTAAAATCAGCACTTAAAAGCATATCAGCTGGCTTGGGCGTGGCGTATCATAGTTTATCCGGCGATCTAGAAGGCGTTAACTATTCATCTGGAAGGCTTGGCGCTTTAGAGGATAGAGATAATTACATGGCCCTGCAAGATTGGTTTATTAACTGTTTCATAGAGCCTGTTTTTAATGACTGGATTGAAACCTCAATAATGAGGGGAGCAATACAAACTTCGTTTAATGGCACGCTTAGAGTGAATGATTTAAATCGTTATAAAAACGCTAACTTCCAAGCACGCCGCTGGTTATGGGTTGACCCGCAAAAAGACATGGTGGCGAATGAGAAAGCCGTTGCACTTGGTTTGACTAGCAGGGCCGCAATTATCCGCGAGCAAGGCCGCGACCCAGAAGATGTATTTAACGAGATAGCCGAAGAAAATAGGCGATTAAAAGAATTAGGTATTTTACAAGAACCCGCTTCGGCGGGTTTTTTATTGCCCGAAGAAGAGGCCCAAGAAGATGAGTAAAGAACTTACAACACGCGAAAAAGCGTTAAATCAAGAGCACTACAGAGATTTAAAGCTTAATCGAAGTAAAGTTGATGAAGAGAAAAGAACAGTTGAGCTGAGTTTTTCGAGTGAAGAACCATACGAACGGTGGTTTGGCATGGAAATACTAGATCATGATGAAAATTCAGTTGACTTAACAAGACTTAGGAAGGGTGGACCGGCATTAGTTGATCATGATTCACGCGACCAAGTAGGCGTAGTTGAAGAAGTAGTAATTGGCAGTGACCGCAAGGGGCGGGCGCGAGTGCGATTCGGTAAATCGCAACGTGCTAATGAAATTTTTCAAGACGTTTTAGACGAGATTAGAACAAGCGTTTCCGTTGGCTATGAAATTCGCGATATGAAGCTTGATGGAAAGAAAGGCGATCTAGATGTTTACAGGGTAAACAGTTGGTCACCATTCGAACTTAGTTTTGTTTCTATTCCCGCAGATACAACCGTTGGCACAAATCGCCAGAAAGAAAACAAACATAAAATTGAGGAAGTCAAAATGACTACTGAAACAACCGCCCCAGTGGCAGAAAAAGCACAGCCTGTTGATATATCAGCAGTTCAGAATCAAGCACGTTCAGACAGCCGTAAAGAAGTTGCAGACATGCTTAAAATGGGCGAGCAGTTCAAAGCTATGGATATTGCTCACAAATGTATTGAGAAAGGCGAAAACGTAGACATTTTACGCCAACGCATTCTCGAATCACGCTCAAACGATGAGCTAGTCAAAGCTGAATCGCCGGAAGTTGGCTTAACCGCTAAAGAAACTCGGTCTTATTCAATGACCAAGCTTTTACATGCATTGGCGAACCCTACTGATTCGCAAGCACAACGCGCCGCTGCGTTTGAGTTTGAAGTATCAGCAGCAGCTTGTCAGCGCATGAACAAAGAGACTAAAGGCGCATTAGTACCTTACGAAGTCTTAAAGCGTGATTTAAATGTCGGCACCGCTGGCGATGGAGGCAACTTAGTTGCTACTGATTTGCTGTCAGGCTCATTTATTGAATCACTAGAAAATGCTCTTGCTCTTGTTCAGTGCGGTGCAACAATGCTTACTGGCCTTAACGGTAACATTGCCATACCACGTCAAACAGGCGGTGCAAGTCACTTCTGGTTAGCTGAAAACGGCGCTCCAACGGAGTCAAGCGCAACGTTTGACCAAGTAGCCATGACGCCTAAAACAATCGGTGCGTTTAGTGATATTTCACGCCGCTTGTTACTTCAATCATCTATTGCCATCGAAGGATTTGTTCAAAATGAACTTGCCCTAAGAATTGCACTAGGTATTGA